GCCTTCGCTGAAGTGACCGCCGCCGTGACCCAGGCTGTCGTGCCCTTCGAACTCGACGTTCCGTTTGTCCGCACCTCCTACGCCGGGGGCGGCCCGCTCGTCACCATCTACGGGGTCGTGTAACGGAGAGTAACGCCCGTGGCAACCAGCGGCATATCCAACTTCGACCCTACGTTCGATGATCTTTTGCAGGATGCTGCCGCGATGGTTGGCGGCGGGCCCGTCCTTGCTGACGAACTGATCAGCGCCCGGCGTGGCCTCGACTACATGCTGACGGACCTTCAGAACAAGAACGTCCTCCTGCACAAGATCGAGACCACCATCGTCCCGGTCTCCATTTCTGTCTCGTCCCTGACTTTCGACCAGACCATCTCCGACGTCCTCGTCGCTAGCATCCGCACCTCCACCACCGACATCCTCGTGGAGCGTGACGGCTATGAGCGTTGGGCCGAGATCCCCACCAAGTCCCAGTCCGGCCGCCCGACCCGCTACTGGTGGGATCGCCGCCGCGCATCCAACGTGATGAACCTGTGGCCGGTCCCCGACCAGACCTACACGGTCGTCCTTACCATCCAGAAGAACGCCGAAAGTACGTTGCGCGCCTTCGACAATGTCGATGTGCCGCGTCGTTTCATGCCTGCCCTCGTCTACGGTCTCGCCTACTGGATCGGTCTGCGCCGTGGCACCCGCGTTGACGCCGGCCGCCTGACGCTGCTGCGCGCCGAATACGAACGGGCCATCAAGGACGCCATGCGCGAGGACCGGGAACGCGGCAAGGTCTACATCAGGATTGGCCGCTGATGCCCTACACCTACACCACCCTCACCAACGACGTCATCGCCAACATGGAGGAGGACTCCGAGGAGTTCGTCTCGGCCCTGCCCTCCATCATCGAGCGCGCCCAGTCCCACTTGCAGCGCCGCCTCGACCCCGTCAACATCATCACGTTCACGGAAGTCTCGGTCAGCGCCTCGACGCGCACCCTGACCCTACCCTCCAACCTGCTTGTCCTCAAGTCCATCCAAGTCTGCGCAACGGGCGGCTGGAACAACCTGCTGGAGCAGAACAACGAGTTCCTCACCGCGTACTGGCCGGACTACACGTCCTGCGCTCCCGCCAAGTACTACGCGCCCAAGGACAACGCCACCATCTTTCTGGCGCCGACGCCCCACTCCAACACCACGGCCCTCATCGAGTACATCCCGCGCGTGACGGTCCTGAGTTCGGCGCACCCGACCAACTACTTTGCGACCTATACGGACACGGCCCTGTTCGCGGCGACCATGCTGTACGCCAATGCGTGGACCAAGAATGCCGGCGCCGTTACGCTTTGGCAGGGCATCCTCAACGAGGAACTGACCGCCCTGAACATCGAGTCCAGCCGGGCGCGCCGCTCCGACGCCGTCAATAGATATAACGGGTCGCCCGAGAACACCATTTCGGGGCAGCCCTAATGTCCGTCCTCGACATGTGGTCGGTCTGCGACAGGTGCGGATTCGACTACAAGCGCCGGGACCTGCGCAAAGAGTCTACCAAGTTCGTGGTCTGCTACTCCTGTTTCGACGGCATCTACGACAAGAAGAGCCACCCTCAAAACAGGTCGCCGAAGCCGCGCCGCGAACTCCAGCCCGTTCCTGATGGGCGCCCTGACCAGACCAACTATGGTTCCTGATCATGGCCCTACAAGTCTGGTCGCTGTGTGATAGGTGTGGACAGAAGTACTATCGCAGGCAACTCCGCAAGGAATCCACCGGCCTCGTCGTCTGCTCCTCTTGCTACGACGGCGCCTACGATCTTCGGAAGCACCCGCAGAACAGGCCGCCCCGACCACGCCTAGAGTCCCGCAAAGTCCCTGACGGCCGCCCCCTTCAGAGCCTTGACAACTACCTCGCTCAAGAAAACGACGCCTATCTCCTCACCGAAGACGGCTCGAATATCCTGGTCACTTCCGTGGTCTGGAGCCCCTCTATGAGCAGTCCAACTTAGGATTCCTCACATGGACGTCAAGCTTGTTTTCGACTTCGTCTCCACTTTCCTGTGGCCACTTCTGTTGGCTTACGGCGCCTATCTGCAACGGGAGCTTTCGGCTGTGCATAAGAAAGTCGATCACCTCCAAGAGCTTCACCACGGCCACGTCGCTCAAGTCAACAAGGACTTCGCCACGCGAGAGGTTGTCTCCGATCTTGAAAACAAGCTCACAACTGTGCTAAATAGAATTGACGATAAAGTAACACGCATCCTTGAGGAGCGCAAGTAATGCCCTCGACTTATGATCCCCTCCTTCGTCTAGAACTCCAAGCGACCGGCGAGAACGCCACCACTTGGGGCACCAAGACGAACAACAACCTTGATTTGATCGCAACCGCAGTCGCGGGCATCGCGGTCGTTAGCGTTTCGTCCGGCGACACCACCCTGACCACGGCCAACGCGGCAACCGACCAAGCCCGCGCCGCCATTCTTCTTGTGCAGGGCACCCTGACGGGCAACGCCAACATCATCATGCCGGCCTCGCCGAAGACCTACATCTTCATCCGCCAGACCAGCGGCGCCTTCAACGTTACGGCCAAGCAATCCGCCGGCACCGGCACTGTCCTGCCGCCTTCTGGCCCTGCCCTCATCATCAATACCAGCACTACCAGCATCGACCTGATGGCGGGCCTGCTCGACAACTACGGCGTTCGGATCACCGAGACCGCCTGATGTCGGCCACCTTTCAGGACCAGAAGCTTACCGAACTAAACTTCCAAGTCGGCGTCGTCAAGGAGAAGACCCAACTTGACGCTGGTGGCTTTTGGACTGACGCCGACAAGATCCGCTTCCGCTATGGGCGCCCCGAACTCATGGGCGGCTGGCAGCGCGTCATCGACTCTTCCCAAGATAGCAAAATCTTCGGCGTGCCGCGTTACCTAACTTCGATTCGTAGCCGGGGTGGTCAGCCTGCCGCCGTCATCGCTACTAATGTGGGCCTGTTCTCCAGCGAACTTTCTACCTTCTATAACATCACGCCCATCACCTCTACCCTCGCTTCCAGCAATCTGCTGTCTACTGAAGCGGGCTCGACGAAGATCGTCGTTTCCGTCTCCAATCATGGCCTCACGACGGGCAGCCTCGTCGAGGTCGTATCTGCTGCCGCTACCATTGGCGGCAACATCGTCATCAACGCGATCTCTTCGACGACGGCCACCTTCCCGGTTAGCGTCATCACCTCCAATGCCTTCGCATTCAATGTTAGCCTGACTGCCGTGGCCACATCTGTAGCTACGGGCGGTGCCATCACCATCGGCTTCTCCTACCCAGCCGGTAACATCTCCACCGAATTTGTTTCGGGCTGGGGCATCGGCGTTTGGAGCGGCAACTTTGGTTGGGGCACCCCCTCTTCGCCAGTGCCTTTTCCCCTTCGCCAGTGGTCGCTCGATCTGTGGGGCACCGATATCATGGCCGTTCCTTCTGGCGGCCCGCTCATGTACTGGGATACCAGCGCCGGAATTGTCAGTCGCGCCACTATCGTCACGGCAGCCCCCTCCGTCAACCAGATTGTGCGCGTCGCCTCGGAAGCCAGACACGTTCTTCTTTATGGCACCCATGACATTTCCGGCGTTTACAGTCCGCTCCTAGTCCGTTGGTGTTCCCAAGAAGACTTCACCGACTGGACGCCTTCCAACATCAACACCGCAGGCGACTATCCGCTGCCGAGCCGTGGCTCCGAGATTAGGGCCGTCAACCGCATTGGCGACAAGACTGCCATCCTGACCGACAACGACCTGTTCATCCAGTCCTACATCGGCGGCAACGACGTCTTCGGCTTCACCGCTGTCGGTGAACAATGCGGCATCATTGCCCGTAACGCAGCCATCGAATACAACGGCACACTCTATTGGATGGCAGCCAACGGCCAGTTCTACCAGTATGATGGTCGCCTCCAAACTTTGAGCTGTACCGTCCTCCGCTACATCTATGACAATTTGGACCAGTTCCAACTTGAAAAGATCTATGTGGGTTCGAACTCGACCTTCGACGAAATCATGTGGTTCTATCCTTCCCTCGAATCGCCTAATGGCGAGAACGACCGCTACGTCATCTATAACACGCGCGAGAAGCACTGGTCCATCGGCACCATGCCCCGCACAGTCTGGGAAGATAGCAATACGTTCTCGCGCCCCCTTGCCATTGACGACAAGGCTTCCAACATTTATTATCAGGAATCTGGCTACACTGCCGATAGCTCCGTCCTCGCTGCCAATCTTGAAGGCGCGTACTTCGATCAGCAGGACGGCAACAGCATTGTGTTCGTCAACAAGTTCGTGCCCGACTTCTCCAACCTGTCCGACAATACGCCCTACGTCGGCACCCTCAACATCTCGCTCCAAGCCCGTAAATATCCAGGCGGCCCGGTCATCACCAAGGGTCCCTTCCCCGTGACCGGCAACACCCAGAAAATCTCCACCCGCCTGCGGGGCCGCGAACTGGCCATCCAAATCCAGTCCTCGACTTCTTCCAACGTGCCGTGGCGGATGGGTCAGTTCCGCATGGCAATCGAACCTGACGGTCTGCGATGACCCGGCGCATCTCCTCCCGCACCTTTCCTACGCCCCCTGACGCCTGGGACCCTGCCTCCCGCGACGCATGGAATCGGCTCATTACAGTACTCGAACAGAGCGACCTCTTCGACCCCGGTCGGCGCACCCGTCCCCAGTTCATTGTGCAGGGCACCGTCAGCGCCCCCATCACCGTCGATATGCTAAATCCGTCGGTCACGGCCCTCACCAACGTCGTCGGCAAACTCCTGCTCGCCCTCCAGTCCAGCAACTTCGTCGACGTCCGCTAGGTTTATTTTCCAAACCTAACGTGGTATAATAAGCAGCAGAAGGCCCATCATGTCCGACACCCTTTTTGCCCCTTCTTTTGCGCCGTTCTCCGCAGAAACCGACGTTCCTGCTGTGGGGATTGGTGCGCCTGAAGACGGCATCGTGCGGACTATGGCTTTCGCGCCGGCCCTCAACGCCCTCCCTGCTGCGTTGCCCTCAAGCGGTAATGTGTTCCGCTCCTACACGCCGCCCCCGCCCGACTCTTTCGATCCTTTCACCGCTGCTATGACGGGTGGCATTCCTTCTTTCTTCTCCTACCGCGAAGGCGCTCTGCCCGACCTCGGCGGCCCGCCTCCCGACATTGGCAGTGCCGACACAGGCGGCGGCGAAGGTGGCGATTATGTTCCCCCTCCCTTCTCGTTTGTGCCCAATCCTCCCGGCGCGGTAACTCTCGGGCGTCCTGGAACTGAAGACATTCTTGGTCCCCGTGGCCCGTCGGTCGTAAGTCCCGGTGCGGGTCTCGCGGGTCCCGCTGGCGGCAGCCTTGTGTTCAATCCGCTATCCAATTTTGCGCCCGGCGTCATGCCTAGCACCGGCAACTTCCTACAAGACCTTAGTAACCTTTACAATACGCCCGGCTTTACCGGCGCACTCGCGAGCGTTGCGGGTGGCCCTGCCGCAATCCTTTCGCTCCTAGCCGGAACTGCCCTGTCTCAAGCGGCAGGCGACACCCCTCGCAGTACTGGCGTCCTCGGTGCCCTTTCCGACTTGGTGCGCGATTCCCGCTTGTCGCCCGAACAGCGCGAACTTGCCCGGCAAACTGCCCGTGACCTCGACGCAGAATCCCGCCGTGCCGCTGAAGCTCGTCAGGGCGTCGTCCTCGAAAACCTCCCCGCCCCCACACAGGGAGCCCTCGGCCCTGCTGGCGAAGGCGGCAACCAAGTCGCCCCCGGACCCGGCGGTCCCACTAACCAAGAAGCGCCGACTGCCGGTTCGGTGGCGGTGGACACCCCTCCGACGGGCATGCAAACAGGCTTGGGTGGGATTCCTAGTGCCGCTACTCCAAGCCAGCAGGCGGGTCTCAGTGCCGCTCTTGATGCGCTCACGGCAGCAGTTGATGCCTTTCAGCAGGCCCGAAACGCGGAGCTTGACGATCCCACTCCCGCAAATATTGAAGCTTCGCGTCAAGCCAATCAAGCAGCAATAGATGCTCAACGCAGCGTTGATGGTCTTCTAAATTCGATAGCTACGCCCACGGCGCCTGCCCCCGCTGCGCCTCCTGTATCCGAGATAATTAGCTCCATCATTGATTCGATTGTCAGCCCTGCGGCAGCCGCCACCCTAGGAGGCACACCGGGCGGGGCTTTCGGCGCCCCAGATGGCCTAGGCGAAGGTTGGGGTGACGCTGACTTCGGTGGTTTTGCCGACGCTCAAGATGCTGCCAATGCTGCTGCCCAAGCTGACGCCAATGCTGCTGCCGCCAACGCCGACGCAGATTCCCAGCCGGGCGGGGTGGATAGCGGCGATGCTCCCGGCGATGCTGGCGATGCCGGTGACGCTGGGGATGCTGGTGGTGATGCTGGCGAGGGCGGTGATGCCGGTGGCGATGCTGGCGGCGATTCCGGTGGTGATGGAGGAGGCGACGGTGGTGGAGATGGTGGCGGTGATGGCGGCGGCGGAGATGGTGGGGGTGGTGATGGCGGCGGTGGCGGCGACGGTGGAGGCGGCGGTGATGGCGGTTATCGCAGGGGCGGCGTCGTGAAGTACGCTGAAGGCGGCCTCGCTGTTCTCGGCAATGACTTTAATTTTGACGGCGGCTATGCTATAAACATGATGGGCGGTCAAATGCCCGAAGCCTTTGCTGGCGGGGGCCTTGTTCCGCTGGCAGGCGGCGGCAAGATTGCCATTGGTCCCGGCGGCGGCCTCGACGACCTGATCCCAACGTCCATCAATGGGCGGCGGGCTGCGGCTCTTTCGGATGGTGAGTTCGTCATCCCCGCCGACGTAGTCTCCATGCTTGGGGACGGTTCTTCTAACGCAGGCGCCCGGCGTCTGTACGATCTGATGAGGCAAATTCGCGACGCCAAGACCGGAACTACGCGCCAAGCTGGTCCTCTGCCCGTTGGCGAGATTCTTAAAAGGAGCCTTGGCGAATGAGCATCCTAGGCGATATCTTCGGGACTTCGCGTTCCGCTAACACTGCCACGACGACTTCGACGCCGCAAGTCCCGGCTGATGTTGCTGCCGCACGCACGGATCTTCTGTCGCGTGCCCGCGCCTTCGCCGCCGAGCCTTTCCCTCAATACAACCAGCCGCGCGTTGCAGGTTTCACCCCCGACCAGCAGGCCGGTTTCCAAACGACCCGCAATCTTGCAGCGCAGTCCGGTGCCCTCGGCGCCCTGACCCCCGAACTTACGCAGGCCGGTATTGCCGCTTCTCGGGGAATGGCCCGTGCGCTACCGGACGTTGATCTTTCCGGCTACATGTCGCCCTACACGGAGGCGGTCCTTGACCCTGCCATCCGTGCTATCGAAGAACGTGCCGCACAAGAACGTCTGCGCCTTGGCCAGCAGTCCGCCCGAGCAGGCGCATTCGGCGGTTCCCGTCAGGCCATTGCCGAGTCCGAACTTGAGCGTGGTACCCAGCGTACCATCGGCGAAGAGACTGCCCGGCAGCGCGCTGCCGCCTTCAACCAAGCAATCCAGCAGTTCCGCGAAGACCAGACGCGCATCCCCGGCCTCTTCTCCACGGCCCTCGGCCAACTTGGCACCGGCCTCTCGCAAACCGGCGGTCGCCTTACCACCGAAGCACAGCCCCTTATCAATATCGGTGCCGCGCAGCAGGGTCTCAATCAGCGCAACCTCGACGTCCTGCGCGAAGCCTTCCTTGAAGAACGTGACTTTCCTACGCGCGGTATTGACGTCCTTCGCGGGGCACTTGGCCTGACGCCTAATACCCTCGGCATCGGCACCGCCGGCACTTCCGTCGCGCCTAGTCCCAATGTCCTAGGCTCTGTCATCGGCGGCATCGCCCAAGCCCCTCAAGTCATCCAAGGCGGGGCGGCTGTTTTAGATTTCCTCAAGGGCCTTTTTGCAGAAGGCGGTCTTGTCGGCCTTGAAGGCAACATGACCCCCAAGACCCGGAAGTAAGCCATGTCCGAATCTTTCCTCGACATACTTCGCAACCGCGTTGCCTCTAACATGCAGAATGAGGCGCTGCGACGGGCCTCTGAATTTGGCGCCGGCATGCTCGCTTCCGGCAGCCCCAACTTCTTCGCCATGCTCGGTGGCGGCGCTCGCGCCCAGGCTGAAGGCGACCGTGCCCGCATGGACGAACTGCGCCGCGTCGCAGAAGCCGAACGCCAAGCCCGCGCCCAGCAGGCCGAAGAACAGTTCCGCCGCGACCAGATCGAAGTAGAGCGTGAACGCCGCGAAGCTGAACGTGATCCTACCAATCCGCGCAATCGCCTGTATGCAGCGCAAGCGCGCTTCTATGAAGCAGGCGGTTCGGGCGCAAATCGCATGCAGGTTACGCCGCAGATTCGTCTTCGAGCAGAAGGTCAGGCCCTGAGCGAAGCGCGAACGCTGTTCCCCGATCCCCCTTCCACTTCCCTTAACCGCGATGCCGAAGTTGCCCGCGTCCAGCGCGAACGTCAAGCCTACATTGCCACGCGCGTGCCTGCCCTTCTTGAAAGCCTTGGCGCTCCGGGCCAGATTTCCGCTGCACCGGCTGCCCCTGCCGCACCGGCTGTTCCCGTCATCGAAGTTAATCCGGTGGGCCGCCCCGCTCGATGATCCGAGTTCGTCTCAACGACAACATTGCAGTAGACGTTAACACCGACGACCGCGAGGCTGCGGCAGCAGCGGGTCGCCGTTGGTTCCAGCAGAATCACCCGCAAGAGTTCGAGGCGTGGCGTCAAACCCAACTTGGCTTGGGCTCCTCCATTTCACGGGGCGCCAGCGCGGGCATCGACCAATTTCAAAGCACCTTGTTCTCCGCAGCCGAAGGTCTCGGGCGGGCTGTCGGATCTGAAGGTCTGGAGCGTCTGGGCCGCGAAGGTCGCATTCGCAATCAAGCTGAAGCCGAAGCCGCCTTCCCCTCTGAACTGCGTCAGCCATTCACCGAAGTCGAGGGTGTTGGCGGCGCTGCCCGTGCAACTGCTGAAGCCGTCACCGGCTCTCTTCCCGCTACCGCTACCGGCTTGGCTGGCGCGCTGGCTGGAGCAAAGCTGGGCGCCCCTCTTGGCCCGGCAGGCGCCATCATCGGCGGTCTTGCTGGCGGCGCGGCTGCTTCTTTCCCGCTCCTGTTCGGTAGCAACATCGAGCGTCAGGTTCAAGAGCAGGGCGACATTACTAGCCCCGGCGCTGCCGCTGCTGCCGCTGCGGTACAAGCCCCACTCGAAAGCGCCGCCGACGTCCTTACTCTTGGTGCCAGTCGCTTCCTCCGCCGTCCCGCTACCGAAGCTGCCGGGGCTGGGCTTGGTCGCCGTCTTGCCACTGGCGCCGCAGTCGGTGCCGCTACCGAAGCCCCCGTTGAAGTCGCACAGACTGCCCTCGAACGAGCCCAAGCCGGTCTCCCTGCTTTTACGACTGAAGGCGGCGCTGGCCGCGAATACCTCGAAGCTGCCCTCGGCGGTGCGGCTGCTGGCGGTGTAACTGGCGGCGCGCTGCGTGGTGCCTTTGGTGAACGTCCTGCACCTGCCGAAGCTGCCGCCGTTCCGGAAGGTGCCTTCGCTCCCGCTCCCGCTCCCACTCCCGAAGCTGCCGCACCTCCGCGCATGGCCCCGCTCACGACGCCCGAGCGGCCAGAAGCTTTCACGACCCGTGAGGAAGCCGAAGCCTTCATTGCTGAGAACCCTCAGTTCACGCCCCCTGCCACACTGGCCACACCTGAAGCGACCGTTGGCTTCGTCAATGCTGCCCGTGTATCCGATTGGGAACAGTCTGTCCAGCAGACCCGTCAGCAGGCGATCACCGAGTTCTTCCCGCGCGCCCCCGAAACTAATCAGCCCATCATCTCCGACGCAATCAGCAACCTCGCTGAAGCTGCGAACCGGGGCGACCTGAACCTGAATGCGTTCTCGCCCAACGCCGTTGCCAAGGCTGCCCTCACTTCCCGTGACATTGATCCGGCCCGCGTTACCAAGGCCGAAGTCAAGGCAGCCGCCGACCAACTCGATGCCCTCGCCCAAGCCGGCGTCATCAAGAAGGAAAGCCCGACCAAGTATGCAATTAACTACGGCGCCCCTACCCCGTCGCAGCCTGCACCCACGCCGACAGCCGCGCCAGAAGCCGCCCCAGCAACTGGCACCGTTCCCCCGGCCACCGAAGGGGCGCCGATCCCGGAAGCTGCGCCAACACCGGTTGCCCCGGAAGCCGCTGCCGCTCCTGCCGTTGAGCCCGCTGCCGTAATTCCCATTCGCGCTGAAGATGCACGCGCGTTGTGGCAGGGTTACTCCATGAACGCTGGCCCCCAGGCCAACAGCCCGTTCGTGGCAGCCGTCCGTAACGTCGCTAGCATTCGTGGGCGCCCGTTCACGCAACCCGAATTCAACGACTTCGCCCAGCAGTTCGGCAACGCCCCTACGACTGAAGCCCGCGACACTGTCGCTAACAACTTCATCAATCAGCGTGCCGCCCCTGCGCCCACCGCCGCTCCCGCTCCCCAGCCAACTCAGACGAGAGAGCAGCTAGCGGACGCGGCAGCCGAAGCCGACCCGGCAAGCGGTGCTGGCGACGAAACCGATACCGTTGAAGAAGGTATCTTCTCGACGCCGCGCAACGAGTCCATCAAGAAGCAGCAGCAGACCCTCGACAAGCAGATCGTGGACGGATTCCGTGGCGGCTTCCTTGGTAAGTGGTTCGCTTCGCCCATCGCTTCGTTCGCCAAGCAGCCCATCTACCGCGATTCCGCTGACCAAATGGACCGACTGTACGTCCGTAACCATACTGCCCTCAACGAAGCCACGCAACTTTTCGAGCCTGCGCTGATGCTGCCGCCTGCCTCGCAGGCCCGTATTGCACTGGCCCTCCAAGAAGCCCGTAGCCGCAAGCAGCGTCCCAATCCGGAAGCCTTTACTCCGGAAGAAAACGCTGCTATGGATGGACTACTGCAAGCTGGCCAACGTATGCTCGATTACTACATCGACGCCTACACCAGCAAGTTCTTTAATCCGGCCAACGCTACGTCGGCGCAAGACCGCGCCCGCCTCGAAGCATTCCAGCAGGCCAAGGGCGACCGCCTCATCACCGAGATGTCTGACGCTGAAATCCGCGCCGCCTCGCCAGATGGTGCCCGCGAAGTCCGACGCCTGAACAGCCGCCGCGATCCTCTCTTCTTCCCGCAAATCTCAACGGGCACCCACTTCGCCGCAGCCTACGAGCGCCAGCCGGGCGGCAAGGAAAAGCTGGTCCGCATCTACTTCTTTGATCCGGTGCGCGGTATCCGCACGGCCCGCCAGAAGCTGGGCATCCAGCGCGATCCTGAAGCCACCGCCATTCGCTCGCTCCGTGAAGAGTTCCCCGATACCTCCCGTTTCCGCATCATGCAGCGCGGCGTCGAAGTCGAGAACGATGGACGGGCCGCTGATCTGCGTCGCGACGGTGACTTCATTGCCCAGTACCTCCAAGAACTTAGCAAGGTCAGCGGCAAGGAAGCCAAGCAGATCATCGCCCGTATGTCGAAGGAAATCGACAAGGCGCAGATGGATCGCATCTTCCGTCCCAACAACGATCTGCTCCGCGCCGTCACGCCCGAGAACGCCTCCGACTATATTCGCGACACCCTGCCCGCCTACTTCATTGCTGCCTCCAAGGTGCAGGCCCGCCGTTTCATTCAGGACGACTTCAACCGTTCTCTCGACGGCTACTCCAATGAAGAAAAGCAGTACTGGAATGATCTGCTAGATTACAGCACCACGCCGACCGAAGCTTTCGGGACGGGCCGTGCCCTCGCATTCTTCATGTTCCTCGGCTTCAACGTCAGCACCGCCGTCATCCAGATGACGCAGAACCCGACTGTCCTTGTGCCCCGCCTGCTGCGCGATGGTGGTGGCGCTGCTGCTCCCCGTTACTTCCTCTCGGCTGCCAAGGACGTTTACGGCACCCTTGATGCACTGCGCGTCTTCGGCAAGGAAATGGACCAGACCAAGCGCCTCATTCAGCGCGGCATCCTGAAGCCCGACGAAGTCACCGCCCTTCAACGCGCTCTCCGTGAAGGCCGCCTGAACCCGGTCCAAGCCGTTGAACTTCGCAGCACTGTTTCCGCCGCCGACCTTCGCAACTCCGGTATCGCTGACCGTGACGCTACCGCTTTTGCCGGGGGCTTCAACAAAGTCCTCGATCTGTCGGGCCGCATGCTGGCAACCGTCGATGAGACCAACCGGGCCACTGCCTTCCTCGCCGCCTACCGCCTTGCCAAGGCTCGCCCGGAAGTTATGGCACGCGCCGGCCGCCTCGACAACCGCACCTACAACAACGCCTATGAGTATGCCGAAGGCGTGACGGGCGACACCAACTTCCGCTCTACCAAGGAAGACCGCGCCCTCATCCAACGCTTTCATCCCATCGCCGAAATGATGACGCAGTTCATGTCGCCCGTCTTCAAACTGATGGAACTGTACGCTCGCAGCGCCAAGCAGACTGTCGAAGGTCTCCGCAAGAACGATCTTGTTATGGCCCGTGCCGCCGCTCTCCAGTTCGCTGCCATGACTGCTGCCCAAGTCGCACTGGCTGGCGTCTGGTCACTGCCCCTTGCCGAACGCCTCCGCGACCTGACCGAAGCCGTCCTCAAGTTGGTGTTCGACGACATTGTAGACTTTGAGCAGGAACTTGAAAAGTACCTCGGCAACAATTCTTTCGCTGCCGCCATGAGCTTCGGCTTTCCCCACGCTTGGGGTTCCATCAGCCTGAACAGCCGCCTCAAGATCGACCCTCTCCCGCAGGGCAGCGTCACCGAGTGGGACGTCCTCTCCGTTCTCGGTCCTGTCGGCGGTCTAGTCCAGAAGGGCATGGACGCCTATCAAGCGTGGAATCTGGGCGACTACTGGGGTCTGTCCTACGCCATGCTGCCCACCGCCTTTGCCAACGTCGCCAAGGGCGCACAACTCGCAGTTGACCAAGAACAGTTTACTAAGCGTCAGGGTCGTATCATTACGCCCGAACAGGTCCGCGCCGCCAGCGAGTCCGGTCTCCTGCCCCCGGCTGCCCAGCAAGCTATCGGCTTTGCGCCGCCTGAGTTCGCTGACATTCGCCGCACTGCCCAGCGCATTCGTGAACTACAAACCGCTACCCGTGATGCGACCGAGCGCGTCAATATTGAGTTGGCACGCATTGCACTCCGTGTTATGGAGGCTCAAGCTGCCGGTCGCACGGCCGAAGCTCAAGCCCTTACGCAGCAGTACCGCCAACGCATCAACGAAATCCGAGCGGAACAGCAGGATAAGCCGCCCGAGTTCCAAGTCCAAGTCAACGAGTCCGCTATCTTGCAGCGTGCCCGTCAAGACTTCCAGGGTCGCGGTTCGCCTGAAGTTCTCATTCCGGGCACTCGCACCCAGGCCCGCCCCGCCGCTCAAGAAATAATCGAGCGGTCGCAATGGCGCAACCAACAATAGCCTGATTTAGTTGTTGACAGTCAAGGGGCGGAATAGTATCCTACGCCCCATGACAAACTTCGCCTATTACATTGGCGTGGACCACCGTGAACCGGAGGCTCTGCGCGTCACCGAATCCTCGGCCCGTGCCTACGCCAGCAAGCCGCTGACAATCAGGCACCTCGAACATCTGGACCTGCGGCGTCGTCAGTTCTTTGACAGGCCGTGGCGCATCTGCGAAGACGGCTCCTACCTCGACGAACGAGACGGCAGACCGTTCAGCGTCCAGTTCTCCCACTCCCGCTTCCTGACACCTATCGTCGCACAGTCCGACGGCGTGACCGATTGGGCGCTGTTCACGGACTGCGACTGGCTGTGGCTCGACGATATCCACAAGCTGCTGCGCGAAGCCGACCCCACCAAGACGGTCATGGTCGTGCCGCACAACTTCAATCCGACGACCACCGTCAAGATGGATGGGCAGAAGCAGTCCCGCTACCACCGCAAGATGTGGTCGGCGCTGATGCTGTGGAACCTCAAGTCCAAGAAGCTGCCCACCTTCGAGATGGTGAACTCCGCTCCCGGCAGCTACCTGCACGGCTTCGAGTGGCTGGACGATTCCGACATCGGCTACCTCTCCGAGTCGTGGCACTGGGTCCCGAACTACAGCCCCACCACGGAAGTCGGTCTTGCTGCCGAAGAGGCGCACCGCCCGCTGCCCATCAATGGAATCCACTTCACGTATGGGCCGCCCGTGCCGGGCATGGTAGACCGTGAGACAACTCCCTTCGATGAATACTGGACGAACGAACTCCTCGGAGCTTACGCCGATGCGCGCTAAGATCATCACCACAATCGGCCCCAACTCATGGGAACGGTACGGCCTACGCTTTGCCGAATCCTTCAAGAAGTTCTGGCCCGCCGACATCGAACTTGAAATCTGGCACCACGATCTCGAAGGCAACGTGCCCAACTTTCCGGGCATCACCTTTCACGCCCTCGAAGATACGCCGTCCTTCCGGAAGCTCAAGGCCCACATCGGCGCCCAAGCCAAGGATGGCCCGTCCCTCGACTACTGCTTCAAGGCAGTCGCCCTCGCCTCCAGCGTGACGCCCGAACTGGATTGGATCGGCTTCATCGACGCCGACACCGAGACCATGCGGCCCGTTGATATCGACCTCCTTGGCGAACTCTTCGACGACAACTACCATCTGACCTACTTGTATCGGAAGTCCGTCAAGGAAAGCGAGGGCTCTTGGTTCGCCTTCAATCTGGCTACCGTCAAGGGCGCTTCCCTGCTGGCCGACTACTGGGGCCTCTACAATTCGTTGGAAGCCTTCCACTACAAGAAGGCCCACGACAACGCAGTCCTTGATCGCATCGCCCTGCTACACCTGGCGCACGGCCTGCAAATCAAGAACTTGTCGCCGGGCTGCCTCGGCCTCGATGCCTTCCACCAGTCTCCGCTTGCCGCCTACATGGTCCACTACAAAGGCCCTGACAAGCAGACCATCGCCAACCCGGCCCTCGGTGCCCCGGCCCGCTACGAGACTCTATGCGAACTGCTGACCGCCTCCATCGCCGCAACGAACGCTGCCCGCATTGTGGAGGTCGGCACTTGGAACGGCAGTCGCGCAATCCAGATGGCCGAAACCGCCTTCGCTACCGGCGTCAAGACCGTATCCTACGTCGGCTTCGACACCTTCGAGGGCGGCAACGACCGCGTCCATGAGGGCCACACCAAGCCCCATGCCGACTCTTGGATTATCCACAACCGCCTCAACAACTACAGCCGCCTGATGGCGCGGAAGGGCCTGACCTTCGCCTTCTCCCTCGTCAAGGGCAACACCCTCAAGACTCTGCCCGACTCCGCCGCTCTTGTAGCAGATGCTACATTTGCCTACATCGACGGCGGCCACTCCTACGAGACGACCAAGTCGGACTACGAATGCCTGAAGCATGTACCCTTCATCGTCTTCGATGATGTCATCGTCAACGAGGAAGAGGGTTCGCCGGAAGGTCCGCGCCGTGTCATGAAGGAAATCCCCGGCCAGAAGCGAATCATCACCAGCGGTGACGGTTACGCGGGCCTGACGCAAACCATCTCGTTCGGCCTAGTCGTGCGCGACGGCTACCCGGTGCCGGAACTCAAGACCCGCATCCAAGTAAAGCCGGTCGATTCTGTTGACAAGGGCGAGCAACTTCAGCATATTGCAGATAACGCTGCCGCCATTCCAACTTGGATTGGTGCCTACCAAGCACACGAAGGCGTCGCCCTGTTCGTCAGTGCAGGCCCGACCCTTCCCAACTTCCTCGAAGAAATCCGCGCCAAGCAGGCAGCCGGTGCCACAGTCTTTGCCGTCAAGCACTCACTGCCCGTCCTGAAGAAGGCCGGTATCACGCCTGACTGGACGGTCATTCTCGATCCGCGCCCGGTCGATGGCCTGTCTACGCACGGCGTCATCCGTACCGACCTCTTCGCGGACGTTGGCCCGGAAGACAAGTTCCTCTTCGCCACCATGACGCATCCCTCGGTGCGCCAAGTCCTCGAAGAGAAGGGCGCCCAACTCTTTGGCTGGCATGCCCACACCCAAGCGACGCAAGCCGCAAAGCTCCCGGCCTTCAACACCGGCATGGTTGTGGCGGGCGGCACCTGCTCCGCTACCCGCATTCCGATGCTGGCTTTCGTGATGGGCTTCCGCCGTTTCCACTTCTACGGCTACGACTTCTTCTACCCCGACAACACCACGCAGGACGACATCAAGCAACAACTGATGCGCGTGAATCTGGGCGCCGATCAGCGTTCCTTCCTGACGACTGGCGAACTCATCGCTGCCATGCAGGACTTGGGTCAGTGGAATCGTTGGCTTGTGGAGAACCGTACTAGCGTGACATTCCACGGCGAGGGTGCTGGCGCCCTCATTTGGAAGCAGACCGTCAACAACTACGAAGCCCCGAAGGAGTATCCGTTCTGATGACGCATGTATATGAAGGCAAGCCCGATGGCCGCCAACTCGAAACTGTCCAACCCGTCTCCCGCTTTCGGCCCCGTTATCGGGCGCTGACTGACGACGAGAAGGTGCTGCACGATAAGATCAAGGCCAAGGCCGAAGAACTTGAAACCTTGTTCAACGAAGTGAAGGACGGGCGTTATAAGTCGCTGGCGTTCACATCCCTTGAGCAGTCCGTCATGTGGATCGTCAAGGAACTGACGTCTTAGCGGAACTTCTTCGCGATATTGGCGGCGCTGGCAGGCTGCTTCGAAAACTGCTTGCCAGCCTTCGTCGCCTTCCGCTTCGCTGCACTACTCGCCGCATAAGTCGCAGCAGGCATAGCCTTGATGGCAGCCTCGGGTAGATACCGTTCGCCTGTAGCCTGCGGCCCCTGCGTACTAGGCTTGCCCGACTTGGTGCGCCACTTCTGCTTGGTCCAATCGACCAGCGACTTCTGCGGGGCCTTCACGACTTATAGCCCTTCGCATTCCGCTTGAGATATTCGGCGGCTGCTTCTAAGACTTCAATCTTGTCGCGAGCATGACCCAGAACCGTGTTGCAAGGGTTACAGAGAACGCCGCGCACTACTCCGGTATCGTGACAATGATCCACGTCCAGCTTCCTACCCAGTGCCGTCTCTTCAATACCGCAAATCATGCAGGAATAATTCTGCTCTTTACGAATTTCTTCCCACTGGCTATGCTCTAATCCGTAGCGCAACTTCAGCTTCTCGGCTTTGCGATTACGCTTGGTGTTTGGATTAGTGTGCTTATATAGCAAATGGCATGGGCGGCAACGCGAGCTATAAAACTTACGCCCCGCCCACTTGTCATAGAACTGATAGTACTCAGTCAGTTCTTTCTCTTGCTTGCAGTGGAGGCAAGACTTAGTCACGGTACTTGCCGCCCTTCGCCTTATATTCTGAGGCGAGCATCTGAGCTTTGCGGGCGCTCCACTGGCCCGGCCTGCCGCCCTTGTCCCCCGCTTTAATGCGTTCGAACAAAGACTTACGCATGCCGGGCTTCGTGTAGACGCCCGCTTCGTTCACCCGACTTTCGGGCTTCTTGGCCATTAGCCAGCCATCAGGCAGCGACCAGCCTTACGGCAAGCCGCCGGGTTCGGGCACTGCGCGCATGGCACCTTGCCGCCCTTCTGCATCTTGACTGGCTTACCAGCAGCAACCTTGCCGCCAGCCTTCTTCTTCATCGGGCCTTGCGTAACCTGCTTGCCCATGTTCGAACGCATCATATTACTTCCCCTTCGCCTTGGGCTTGCCGATCATACCACCGGCCTTCTTCTTGACCATACCGCCCTTCTTCATGCGGCTCGACATGCCCTCCAGTTCACGGGCCGTCAGCGGGGCATCAGCCTCACGACGTTCCTCCGGGGTCATCATGCTGCGAGCCTGCCGGCGCTGCTCCTGCGTCATGACTGGCACGCCCTTCTGGCCGCCGTCCATACCCCGCCGCTTACCAGACGCGCGCACCGGCCCGCCCTCCTGATACATCATTCCCTTCTTCATCATACCAGGCATGTTACTTCTTTCCCTTCTTAATAACGCCGCCCTTCTTAAAGGGCATCGGCTTGGTTTTGGACTTCGCAGCAACCTTGGGCTTGGCAACCATGCCGCCCTTCATCATCTTCTTCGGAGCAGCCTTCGGCTTCGCAGCAATCATGCCACCAGCCTTCTTCTTAACGATGCCGCCCTTCTTCATATTGTAGTCGCCGGGAGGGCCGACCTGTTCACCACGCGCACGCGCGGACGCCGCCCCGATATTACCGGAGCCGCCCATCATTTCCTCTCGGCGGCGCAGGCGTTCGCGGGCATCGTCTTCTTCCATCTGGCGCTCGGCCCGAATACGACGAAGCTCCATCTCATTCAGTTCGTCGGCCGTCATCTCCCGAATACGGGGGCGCGGAGCCGGGGCTGGCGCAGGACGAGCAGCCGGGCGCGGGGCGGGGCGAGCCGGGGCAGCAGCGGGACGAGCAGCTTCCTGACGCTGCCGCTCGGCATCAGCAGCAATGTCGCCGCCTTCCGCATCCGCCGTGCGAGCGCGCATAGACATCAGGTTCAATTCACGACGGGCATCAGCTTCCTCACCCCGGCGGGCCGCGAACTCACGACCGTAGTTCACCAGCGGTTCGGCAGCCGCAGCCGCAGTACTTCCTGCAATCGCCGCCAGATTGCCGCCGACCGGGGGACGCACGCGACCAAGCGGCATCTGACGGGGCGTAGCCACCTCGGCAAGCGCGCGACTAGCGGACGGACGGGCAGGCACCGCCTCTCGGCTAGGCACCATCTCACGGCCAGTCGCAGTGCCCCGGCGCGTCGTGCCATCCGGGCTGGTCGTGAAGTCCTGACGGCCAGACGGCAGTTCCGTAGCACCCATGCGACGCATCGTATCCGCATCCACTTGACCGCGCTGGACCCGCCGATTAAAGTCCTCGACATCCCGAAGCGCATTCAGACGCTCAACTTCTCGCTGGGCAGCGGCCCGTTCAGCAGCGGCGGCACGACGGGCAGCCTGATTAGCAGCCTCGCGCTCACGGGCACGTTCGGCCAGACCAACGCGGCGACCTTCGCGCCCGAACTTCTCCATCCTCTCTCGGAGTTGGCGGTTCCGGGGCGACTCTTCGACAGCACCGCCCTCTTGGAACTTGACTTTACGCTTCACTTCTTGGATTCCTTCTTGGACTTGCCAGCCGCGCTTAGGGCGATGGCGATTGCTTGTTTCTGGGGGCGGCCACTCTTAACTTCGCGGCTAATGTTCTCCGAGATTACCTTCTGGGAGGTGCCCTTTTTAAGCGGCATGGAGAGCCTCCTTCTCAGTCTCATCGACACGCCGCAGCCAGCCGCGCCCGAAAGTTGCAAACGTCTTCAGACTCTTGTAGAAGTCGCGCCGACCCTCGGACACCTTGGCAATCAGGTCGTCAGCGTCCATAGCATTGATGGCGGCCATGCTCTTAGGACCAAGCACCCCATCCTCGGTAGCGCCTGCGGCCCGCTGCATCAGCCTGACTGCCCGGCGAACGCCCTTGTTCACGGCCATGTCGAAGGCCAGCAGGTCCACGCCCGACTTCAGTTCGTCGCAGCGCAGCGCGTCCCAATACTGATTCTTGTAGATGGTATTGACGTCGGCATCGGAGATAGCCCGCAACTCGTCCTTGCTCATGGGCTTACCCTTGAAGGCCGAGAAGGTAGCGAGCGTGATGCCCTTCATGGTGGCGCCGCCCGGATCTTCCGGATGATCGACGTACCCACCCTCATGCTTCAGAATCAGCGCCAGCCACTTGGCGTAGTTGTCTTTCACTTGTGAGTCATCCTATTCATAGCGTCAGTCTTTTCCTTGGAGCCGGCGGAACTACCAAAGTAATAGGCAACCACGCCGCCCCATGCAGTGCCAAGCGTACCCAGCATAACCAACATAGCCTCAGAGCCGCCCGTCGTAGGCAGGCCATTTAGCAACATGAAGAACAGCACGCCAAAATAACCTAGCGTAATACTACCAGCCAATAGGCGCGGAGTCCAGTCTTTAGTCTTGATCTCCCGGTCGCGTGCGCTGTTGCGGTCCTCGTTAGAGATGCGTTCCAGATCGACGTCCAGTTCCCGCATCCGCACCGCAAAGTCCTGCTCGGCTTTCTTCAGGGCCAGCAACTGCTCGGGTGTCGCCGTGGCTGCCGCCTCAACAAGCTCGGCCTCAGTACCATCCGGCTTGCCAAGCAGCGCCTCAGAAATGGCACGGGTCGCCATCCCCGCCAGCGGTCCACCCACGGCAGTCGCAATGGACGGGGCTACCGTCCTAACGAGATTGAGCAGCGGTTCCATTGCGGGTCTCCAAGAGGGCCAAGCGCCGGTCAAGTTCGCTGGTCAGCCGCATCAGGTCGGCTCGCAGGGCTGCCATGCCATTGGTGAAATCCGCAGTCTTCTCAAGGCGGGAGCGGTCAATCGCAGCTATGCTCCGCTCCCGGTCCAGCGTCATGTTGGCGCGGCCAATAGCGTTATCCCGCTCCACCTGTTC